GCACAGAAGAGCCAAACGCAACCGAAAGTGCAGAAATCGATGGAGTCAATTCTAAAACGGGAAAGCGAGCGCAGAACGCTTCGTCCCGCTCAGGGAAAGCTAACGCCACCCGAAAAAAGCGTGACCAAGTCGCGAACGATCAGGGAGAGGCTTCTAACGGTAGAAGCGTTCTACTAACCTACGATAACTAAGCTTGAGTTTTCGGAAACTCGGCGAAGCAATTTCGCAATATTTCGATAGCGAGCGAGAGCTCAGAAACTCTCGCTCGCGTGCCGTTTTACTCTGCTACAAGTATCGGCCATGCTCTGATCCCATACGCACTGGCGTAGAGGACCTTCCCTGTACGCGGGCATGTTTTCCATGGACGAAAAACGTACCGCTTACCAGGAGGAGGAGGAGGAAGAGTTTTCTTCATCGCCCAGATCCGAAGGGTCGCTGTTAACCTTGACACAAGGTTTCGCCGGTATTATCTGGTGCTGTGAGGTCCAGATCGGCTCCTTGGTAGGTTTCCGCTCGGCGAGACCCTTTTCAAGCCCGATACGGAATTTGTAGAAAGAGATCTGAGTTGGCGCTCAGGTCTCTTTTTCATATGAGGCCTTTACTCCTTAAAAACCTGATTCTATTTGCAGCCGCCGACTTAGAGACACCGTGTCTGCTCATCACATCAGCTTCAGTGTCGGTGGACCGCATCATCATTCGCGGCATCAGTAGTTCCGCAGCGAACTGGTCCGCCTGAGGTTCACTCAGTTGAAACCGGGGCACCGTCATGCCACTAGGCGCTCTTTGTAATTTGGGCCCCGAATGCATAACGAAGTGCCCGAGTTCATGAGCGGCCGTGAACCTCGCGCGCCCCTCTCCTTGGCAAGCGGCTAGATAAACATCCTCCCGGAGAGTAAGAATTTTGGCTACGGGATCGACATGCCCCTCAGCCCCGTCCATAGCCCAATACTCTCCGACACAAAACGTCAGAAGTTCGAAACGTTGATCAAGGACCTTTTCGATAAAGTCGATGATCGGAAATTTCGCTACCGATGTCAGGGAGAAGTTTGCCCTGATTGTATCTGTGAGCTGCCCAATGGAATCCCATGAGCGCGGAGGTACTACAAAATCCGAATTACTCATTTCCCTCTTCCCTATTAGATAAAATTCTCCGGATCTGCTCTAGTTGTTCATTAGAAAGAGTGTTCATACGGCGCGCCATCAATCCCGCCGTATCTCGGCCCAACATACTATCAGGCTGTAAAGAAAACGCGTTGCGCGACCGGTCGGCGGCTACGCGAAGGGCGTTTGCGGCACCAGTCGCCAGCCCGTAGGCTTTGATAATGAGCTCCTCAAATCCGCTTGGCGGGGACTTTGTGCCCACTTCCACAGCGGAGATGAATGCTGCAGACTTGTCAACCTTCGCAGCCATCTCAATAAGACGCTCATTATTCTCGATACGAAGCTTACGAAGTTCCTTTCCGAGTTCGGTGATCATTGCTAGCTCCCTGCGGTCATATTGATCCTGGCCATGTGTCTTAGACCGCTAGTGTCAATATAAACGGCCTTGAGGAATTTTTCAACCCAGATGGTTTAACAATTTTACCTGCATGGTTTTGTCGCCTCCTACCCACGGAGTACCGCCTTGTTTTTTTAGCGACCTCAATACAGTGGTCGCGGGCAGATGATAGATGTCCCAATCGATCCCGTTTCGTTCCTTGGAGGCCATCCGACCAAAACGGGCGTTTGGCGGTGGAGTACAACAGCGATATTCCGGCGGCTCCTAGTCTGATTGGCCGACTAAACGCAAAAAGCCGCCCGGCGCGAAGCGGACGGCTTTGAAGATAGTAATAGGATGGGTCAACCGGCCATGCGGCGATCAAACCATTTATGGAAAAGCGCTTCCACGCCACGCGGCCCGAGATAGGCCAGAAGCGCAATCAACCCGGTTGATGCAGGCTGACCAAGATCGGCATAGGCAGCGGCACTTTCGCCGATCACCGCCATGCCAAGCGCAACAGGCAGTTCCCAAAACAATTCGATGCCGAAGAACTTACGGCGACCTTTTCGCGCCTCATTGCCGTGCCACATGAAGCGACCAAGCAGGGAGGCGATAATGGTGGTGAACGCACCACCAACCCACGCATTCATCAGTTCGATGAAAGAGGTGTATTTTTCCGGCATCACTCGGGCTTTCCGCAATAGAGGGCATAACGTCCGCGATGCCGGGCAATATCAACGGCGGCGGTCCGGTCGTGGGTGACAAGGTAGGTGTTTGTTTCCGGGCGCGGGTTGATCGGCACAAGCAAATCGCAAGGCTCAATCGCCTTCACGGTCGGGCTGCACGCAGCCGCCGAGAAGCCCGCACAAATCAAAATCGTCAGCTTGCAGAGCGCCTTCATCGATCTTCTGTCCGTCTTTGAGAATGGTGATACGGTCATCCTGGAGTCCGACCGCGACTTCGGCTTTTCCTGCCCCCTTGCCGACAAAGTAGGCGGGCGCAGCCATGAGAGCGGCGCCGATAACGATGCCGCCCCCGATCAATGCAGCGTCAAAAATCCGCATCAGAGCTTCCGCCACGCGAGATAGACGGAGATACCGACGATGAAGACGGCAATTGTCATTCGCGCCCATTCCCCGGAGGAAAGCTCGCCCTGCTGCGCTGAGACGACCTCAACAGCCTTCGTCAAAGGCTCCTGTCCAACCGGAACGGCGGTGCTGACGCCACCGCCCGAGATCGCCAGCGCCTTGGACTTGGCCTGCGTCTCGGTTTCGGCGGTATATCTCTTGCCAGCGACAGGCCCCGCCGAAGGGTATTGTTTCCACGGCAACTGGAAGTGCGGGCCATCCTTAAAGGACTTCCAGTCACCGCCCCATTCAAGTGGAATGCCGAGTTCCTTCGCCGCCTGTTTCATGGCCTTGGCGAGCTTGGCATAAAGCGGCCAGTCCCAAACCACGCTACCGCCGACCAGTGCGGCCAGATCGACCGCATGACTGTAACCGTTCGCAGCCTTCAGATGTCGGCTGTTCATCGTCTTGGAAGCGCCGCGCGCAACCATGTCCTTCTGTTTTACCAGCGTCCGCACACCTTCCGTCACCACGAAATCAATCTCGGTGATCTGGATGGCGCGCTTGACGACGCGCACTAGATCGGGATGCACGCCGTCAAGGCGCGCAAGGCTGCGTTGGGAAAGTACGTAACCCATTATTGTCTCCAAGTTTTCGAGGGTGAGAGAAGCGCTGTTTAATGCGGTGAAACGCAACAAATCAGGCTGCTCAAACAGCCCAAAACAACCAGTGCGTTTATGGAGTCGTTAAACTACTTGTGATTTGATTTCGCGAAGGCGGCGCTTGTGGGGGTTAAAAGTGAGCGAAGTAAAAATCACGTCTGTTTCACAGTTCGTAGATGAAGCAATGGAGTGGCAGCGTAACGGGAAAAACCCCGTTGCCTTTCGAGGACAGGCTTTCCACAATTGGCGAACTCAGCCGAAAATTTTCAGAGAGGGCGTTGGTATCCACGCTTACGAAAAAGAGGCGGTGAGAGACCTAATATCCATTCACCCGCAGGAATTCAGGGAAGATCAAACTATGTTTGACCGACTGGTGAGAATGCAGCATTTCGAACTTCCCACGAGGCTCCTCGATGTAACAACAAATCCTCTTGTCGCTCTTTACTTTGCAACCTCTGAGTATGTTGGAGAACGCAAAAAGCTAGAAGACGGAAAAGTTCAATCGATATTCGTTCCCGATAATCGCCAAAAATACTTCGACAGCGACAGGGTCAGCTGCATGGCCAATATTGCAAACCTAACAGCTCAAGAAAAGGTTGAGCTTGGCAAAGCAATTTTATTAGATAAGGACGAGTTTAATAAGCAAAAAGTTGCCTTAAAGCTTATAAGTTTCGTCAAAGCGGAAAAGCCGCATTTCACTCCGGAAATTGAACCCGTCGACCTCAAATTGCCAGTCTTTGTTCGTCCAAAAATGAGCAATAGGCGCATCATCGCTCAGTCCGGGGCGTTTATTTTGTATGGGAGACGCAACACGATTCTCAATAAGGATCCTGGGCTGAAGTTCCAGCGTGTACTGATTGACGCAAAATCAAAAGCTAACATACGTCAACAACTTGAACGCCTTGGCATCCACGCAGGGTCTCTATTCCCTGAAATCGATAAGGCTGCGCTGATCATAGCAGCGCGTTATGCAGACGCCTCATAATCCGGCAACCATCCCAAGAGACCTGAGACATCTGCGTTGACGCTTTTTGCTGCTTGATAGTTAATTTTCGTCCGTCCGACCGAAGCGGCGCCGGGTCAGAAAAGAGGAAGGCGTAGCCGGGGTGCCGGGCGCACTATTCGGGGCAACCTTTCCGGTCGCTTTCCCAGCATCTGGCGCGGCGCTGGAACTACTGCTTACCTTGTCGGCCAATTTCTCGGTTGCGGATTTGCCATCGTAGAGCCTGCCCGAAACCGCCACTTCAAGAGCGCCGGTTTTCGTGTAGGACGTTTTAGCCGTCTTGATGATATAAGGCACGCCGTCAACGCCGGGCCGGACATTTGCAAACAGCAGAGGCAGGCCTGCATCAATGCCCGCATCGCCGATCACGGTGACAGACACCGAGCCTTCGCCGCGCTGCAATTCCTTGGCCTTGGCCTGCGCCGCCTTATCGGCTTCGGCGGGCGATGCATAGGGTTCCGGCAAACGATAAACGCTATCGCCATCCGCATCCGCATCCGCGTCGATTTCCACGCGCTCCGCCTTATCGGAATCCTGATAGTACGCCACGACCTTGCTGTATTTCGTGCGGTCGTTAATCTCGACTTTCAAGCTACCGACCTTGATTTTCTCAGGCGTCAGGATGATTGAGCCGAGCGGCGCGCCGGATGCAGAAAGACCGGAGCCAAGCCGGGTGAAAATCAATCGCCTTTGCTTGACCGCGAAGAGGCCGTTATGCCGCTCCGCCAGCCGCCGCAGGAAATTGATGTTGCTTTCGTCCTGTTGCGCCAGCCAGTCATATTCAAAGTCCGCAAGGTCATCATCAACAGCAGGGGTTAACCCGCTTTCGCTGGCGATCTGAGACAGGATATCGCCGAGCTTCGATTTATCCCATGACCTTTCCTGCCGCTCTTTCAGCTTTCCGCTGCGAAGGTCCGCAGCCTTACCAGAAATCGACATTTTATATGGTAGGCAATCGACATTGACTTTATCCGCGGTGAAGACGCCTTTCGGCACGAGATCGTCACCGAAACCCATCTTGACCGAAATGATGGCCCCCTTACGCGGGATCGCTAGAAAGTTCGGCGGGCCGTCATTCAATTCAATATCCACCGTGTCGGATTTCATGCCCTCTTCGTCAGTGACGGTGAGGGAAAGCAAACGCTCATAGAAATGGCCTGCCACCGGTACGCCATCGATACTAACTTCCACGCGCGGTTTCATAGTCAGTCCCAAAGGCTGGTTAACGGCTTGGCCGTGCTGGTGGAAGGAATGTCCGGCATGGTAATTTTTGTGCCGAGCGGAAGGACAGGCCCGAGCGCGGCAAGGCCGGGATTAGCATCAATCACAGCTTCGACCACCTTGGCCGTGCGCCCATAAAAAGCGAGGCAGGCGAGGTCAACCGTCTCGCCCTGCCGTGTTGTGTAGATTGTCGCCATGTGGTCACCGGAAAAGTTCGGACAGAAAGGATGCAGCCCGATCCACCAGACCGCCCGCACTTGGCAACGTGCCAGAACCGGAGCGTTTGAGCGTGATGGAATAGGCGTTGCGCCCGGCCTCGCCCCGGCGGTTAATGTAGCTGCGATCCTCTTCGACGCTTTGGACCGTAAACATGCCTTGAATGACCCCCTGCGCGGCATCGCCGGTCACAAGCATCATTTCGGTTCCAGCCATCGACGCAGCAATAATACCGTCAAGCTGCGATTGCCCGCCGAATTCTTCGGGGAAAAGCACCCCTGAGATTGTCACTTCGTCGGACGTTGGGCCGGTCCATTGCTGCTGGTTGAGGGTTTGCCCAACAGGCATATCCACCCAAGGCGTGTTCACCTTGCGTTTGACGCCCTGATATCCAAAACCCAAACCCTCGAAGCCGAAGCCTCCGAGCATCATTGAGGTGTGACCAGCCATAGGGACTCCAAAAGTTTCGAATTTCGCTGTAAGCGATCTATGGGCTTCCAAGGGGGAAAGAGATGAAACGAATAGTTTTTTTAGTGGCAGGGCTTCTAATCACCAGCACAGGAGCACACGCCAGCAACCTTTACTGCGCCGCTTACGAGGCCGAATATGAGAAGAACAAAGGTAAAACCTTCAGCGACATGTCCGCCGACTACAGATCGGCAACGACTTTTTTGTTTGGAGCGTACTTGGCGGTGACCAAGCAAACACCAGCGACGGTCGACAATGCGGATTTCAACAAATACCTCTTCGCAGTCTCCGCAAGCTGCAAAGCGATGCCGAAGCAAGCGATTATGGATGTAGGTTTGCAAGAGATTGCAAAATGGAAACCACGAAAGACGTCACGATATTCCGAAATATCGTTGATCGACCTGAAGTTAGACATCCAAAAAATGGCAGGACAAGAGATCGAAACCCAAGCAAACGTCCAGATATTCGGCGACATGGGAATGCTCCAAGATGGAATGATGGACGCAAATCCCTTGCCCCTTGACTTTAAGAAGGTGCCGCGAGACCAACGAAAAAAGTTACTGGAACAATGCAGCATGGGTTGCCGAGCCACAGTGCAAGGCAAGGTCGGAAATGTCATGTTTCAGAACGGCATCGTAGCGGACGCCGTTCTCATTGATTAATCGCTAAACAACCCTTCCGTACCTGCGGCAATCTGGCTGCCGAGATCGGTAGCCGCCGCCGCTACTGCCTCCTTGGAGTCGGCAATACCGGTTATGGTGGCGGTCGCATATACCGTTACGTTCGGCGGCTGCGGGTTGACAACACGCACATCCTGCGTGGCAGTTGGCCTCGTCATTTCAGATAGCGAGGCGGCATCGATCCTCACGGACTTAATACCAAGATCATCGGCAGTTTTTCCGGGCAAGTTTTCCGTACTGCCGCCAAAACCGTTCGCTCGCGCAGCCCTCGCCGCATACAACGCAAATTGCGTCGAAACTGACGGCGGCGCTGGATCGGTGGGCAGGGATGAGAAAAAGCTGCCTATAGCGTGGAGAGCATCTTCGACACCTGGCAACAGTGCTTTTCCTTGGCTGTAAGGTGTGTTGCCGGAATAGGCTGCTTTGCCCAATTCGTAGGCCCCGCCAGCGGCAGCACCATACACCCCCATGCGAGCAAGCCCCAAGAGGATGGAAGACCATCCACCGGCAGCGCCGCCCGCAGCCGCGGCGGTAGCTGCTGTTGCCGCCCCAGTTCCGGCAGCAGCAGCGGGCGTACTACCGCCAACAATAGCAGCAATTCCCCCCGCGACTTTAAGCGCCCCGAGTAATGTGCTTGCACCAGACAACACAAACAGCGCCGCCGCCAGCTTTCGAATGGTGCCAGCCAGCATGGAAATACCCATGCCCCAAGCAAAAAGCTGGAAGCCATAACCGGACATTTCCGCGAAAAACTTGGCGAGGGGGTTATTCTTTATCGCTTCGTTCAATTCGCGAATGGAAGAGCCCCATTCCTTCGCCCGCATGAAGATTGCTCCAATGCGGTCGGCGGCGTTCGGAT